GTACCCAATCTGACGCTTTGGAGATCCAGCTGGATGATCGAGATTCAATCATTGAATGGCCTGCCCATGGTGCAGAATTGGTCGTGTCGCTGGGCGACACCAAAGATAATCTCGTCGCCATGGGTGTGTATACCGTTGATGAGATCGAACATTCCGGACCGCCTCAAACACTGACGATTCGAGCCAAAGCCGCCGATATGAGAGCGTCATTGAAAGCACCTAAATCCCGCAGTTGGGATAACCTGAGCTTGGGTGATTTAGTGCGAACGATTGCGGCAGAGCATGAGTTAGAACCGAAAATTTCCGAGACCTTAGATGGGATTTCATTGGAGCATTTAGATCAAACTGATGAATCTGATTTGCACCTATTAACAAGGCTTGCACGTGAACACGGTGCCGTTGCTAAACCCGTAGCTGGTAACTTGGTTTTCGTACCAAAAGGTGAAGCCCGTTCAGCTACAGGGCAAGCAATTGAGACTTTAGAAGTGTTGCCTACCCACGTACAACGCCATCGATTTACTCAGGCAGAGCGTGGCAAATATTCAGCGGTAAAAGCCTTCTGGCACGATGCCAATAATGCTGAAAAGCAGAGCATCATCGTTGGTGATGGTGAGCCTGTCTTCTCGATACGTCATACCTACAGTAACGCTCAGCAGGCAACGGCAGCTGCTAGCGCCAAGCTCAAAAGTTTGATGCGAGGTACAGCTACCTTGTCACTTACGCTACTTGGGAATCCATTGGTTCAAGCAGAAGGTAAACTTCGAGTTGGCGGCATTCGTGACCCGATTAACGGCGAGTGGGTTGTGACTCGGGTTGAGCATCAGCTCGATGCGAGTGGGCTGCAAACCCGGTGTGATGCTGAAGTCCCCAATACCTGATTGAATATTCTTGATTGTTGAAACCGCCCCTGAGGCGGTTTTGTTGTTTTAGGAGAGCATAAATGGCGCCTGCCAAAGAAAAAGAGAACGGCATGGTCGTCATGCCAAAAGACGAATTTGAGAGCCTTTTAAATAACGCTGCCGAGCGAGGGGCGGAGCGAGTATTGGCACACCTGGGTTTAGAAAACGGTCACGCGGCACGTGATATTCGAGAGCTTAGGGATCTATTGGAAGCTTGGCGTGATGCTAGGCGAACCGCATGGCAAACGGTAATCAAAGTCGCTACCACAGGCATTCTAGCCACATTGCTGCTAGGTGCCGCAATCAAACTAAAACTTTTCGGAGGACAATAACATGCTCACATTGTTAGGTAGCCTGCTTGGCTTTATTTCCAGTGCCTTTCCAGACTTGCTGAAATTCTGGCAGGACAAACAAGACAGAAAACACGAGCTACAGATTCTCGATCGCCAGATGGAGCAGATGCGCCTCGGCCATAATCAGAGGCTTGAAGAAATTACCGTCAATGCGGATATCAACGAAAGCCTCGCTTTGCTCAAACACGACAGTCAGCCTTCCGGAGTAAGGTGGGTGGATGGGCTTCGAGCTTCTGTGCGCCCGGTAATCACTTACGCTTTCTTCCTACTGTTTACCACTGTAAAAGTCAGTGCGCTTTATGTGCTGGTGGTTGATCAAGGTATGGAGTTTGTTGTGGCTTTGCCACAAATATGGGATCCAGAAACACAAGCACTGTTTGCCGCCGTAATGAGCTTTTGGTTTGGTCAGCGTGCCTTGGCAAAAGCTAGGGGGAAGTAGTATGCGCCACATTACCCAAGATGGCATCGACTTAATCAAGCGATTCGAAGGCTTCAGCTCGACAGTTTATATCTGCCCAGCCGGATACCCAACGATTGGTTATGGGCACTTGGTCCGGTCGGGCGAATCATATACTGAAATTAGTGAGACTGAAGCCGAAGAACTATTGCGCAAGGACGTTGAGTCAGCAGAGCGAGCGGTCCTGCGTTTGGCGAATGTCCCACTCACTGATGACCAGTTTGATGCGTTGGTTTCATTTACCTTCAACCTAGGGTCAGGGGCTTTTCAGCGTTCAACCCTTCGGAGAAAGGTCAATCGTCAAGCTCATGCTGAGGTGCCGGATCAGCTAATGCGCTGGGTATGGGCCGGTGGAAGAATCTTAAATGGACTTTATGTAAGGAGAAAGCAAGAGTCGCTGCTGTACTGCCAATAAAAAGTAGTACTTACAACTTAGCGGCACTTGCTCATAACGAAATACCTATTTTTTGATAGTTACAATAGTTTCCCTAAGTAGGTCCTTTAGATATGGAAACTGCTTTAGTTGTTGCCCTGAAGTATTTGCTCTTCGGCATTTTAGTATCTCAATTACTTCATATCCCTGTTGATCCGCTATATGAGCAAAAATTGTATCTGTAGGGATTGGTGCGCCCACATAGGCGCTTTGGTCAATAACTATGTGCATGTGACCACCATCCTCTAAAAGACTCATTCCATTAATAATAACTTTGCTCATGTCTTCGAAGTAAGCTCTTAACATATTAGGAACCAGTCTTGTTCGACCATCTTTTTTACCAGTCTTAGCTTCTTTTTCGGGTATTCTTGACCACAGTTCAGCACAGATATCCTCAACAATCTCAAAGTTTGATTGTAGCTCCTTACCGTAACCAAGGCGGTAGTTTCGAATTAATGACTTTCTCTTATCGTGAATTTCGTTAGCCTTGCTCCATTCACCGAAAATAAGTTCCATCTTATATGATTCAAAGTAATCGAAGGAATTTGCGTATGGCGGGGAAAATATAATAGCCCCCACTTTATCTTTGTTTAAGACATTTCCAAATTCCGCACTATCTAAATCGAGCGCACTCAGTAACGCCGTTTTTGATTTAGGTGGTTCAGGATAGGGGGCCTCCTGATAATCGGCTAGCATTTTGTTAACTTGTGAGGAGAACAATGCGTAGCAGTCGGATATTTTCGTTTGCCTAGTGGCCAAACCATTTCCATCTTTCTTTCGGTTAGAGCAATCTTCAATAATTGCTAGCAAAGCGAACATTAGAAAATCATATTCGGTCTTCTTTTCAGAGTTTTTAGAAATATTCCTTTTGATGCGCACTAGTTGATCAAGGTTTGATCGATCAAAGTACTTTAAAAGGTCTAATTCGAAGTCGTTAAGCTGGATAGCGTTTTCTTGATTATCAATTTCTAACTCAATCTTTTTGAGAAAAGATCGAATTCTTGATGCAAAATCACTTGTAAAAGATAGGCTTTTCATCTCTGTGGAAAGCACTGCGTATGGATTAACATCTAGTCCAATTGAACCAATACCTAGTTCGTTGCAAGCAACAATGGTAGATCCAGAGCCACACATCGGGTCTAAAACAAAATGCGATTCTTCTATTGGGTAGCGACGTAGGATTTCTTTCACTAAATCTCCTGCGTAGCCTTCTCTGTATCTAATCCATCTATGGTATGGTTGTTTTTTTGATATGGAAGTATTAACAAGCTGTTCAAAAAACTCTACTTCCTCTCTTCCATGGTATTTACTCTCTAGCTTTTCAAGCCGTTGAGAAAGATCTGTATTTTTATATACCTGATCTAGGTTTCTCCAAGAAGTACTCATGTTATTTAGCTCCCCCAATCAAACTCCAACGGCTACCTTCCTTTCGTAGATTAGGTTGAGACTCAAGAAACTTTTCGATAAATATATGTGAAAACTCTGAGTTTATTTCCTTTTCCGACTTTCCTTCTGATATCTGTTTTATTAAACAGAGAGTCGATATTCGAAATAGCTCGATATAGAATTCGCCAAGAGTAAAGGATTCTTTGTTTTTTGTAATTTTTGAAAGTGTTTGTTCCATTGCGTCTGCAAAGGATTCACTAATAGAGCTGAAATCTATTTTCCTTTCTGACTTCGAGAATGTGTAAATGAAATCACCTTGGGGGGTGCCATCAAACCTAAGGTGGGCTGTATCTCTATAGGCCTCTATTCCTTCTTGATAGAATATTCCTTCGGGCTCGATGAAGAACCCTGCGTCGATTGTCGCCTTAATGACAGCATACCAAGCGCCAATATTTTTATTGTTAAAAGTAAAGGCGAGTTTTCCTTCTGGCTTCAGGATGAAGTAGCACTTTCTAAAAATACTCAGTAATAGCTCATAGTAATCTGAAAAGTCTTTGGCGTAGTTTGACGCTTTAGTTTTTCTGTGAACTACGGCTTCTCTTGACATTATTAAGTCTGGTGCTTGAAATGGATTTATATCTTCTATCCATGCCGACCAAAATTCACAAAGCTCACCGTATTGCACGTTGCTACCATACGGTGGGTCAGTTAACACAAAGTCTATTGAGTTTTCTGGAAGATCTATCTGTGATGAGTCGATACACTTGACGCAGTACTCAGCTTTTGAGTTTAAAATATCAGTAGGATTAGAAGAAAAGGTTTTTCCATTAAACCTGCTGTCGCGATCCTTAATCGCTGACTTAAAAGCTTTCATCCTGTTTTCAAGGTATTCAAATGGATTTGTTTCTATAAATTGATTGGGAGTCCAGTAAGCATGCTTTGCCCAAGCGACCGGTCTACCGTCCATCCAAGATGAGGTGGAAAATGTCATGTTATTTGTGTAGCGGAGCAGTGAGCTTAGTAGAAATGCCGTATATTCATACTCCTGGATGCTTAAAGACTTCTTTTGCTTATCTAAAACGGAAAACATGTAAGAACAGCAAAGTAAATTTCGCTTCGTAAAGAAGTCGGAAAACGTCTTTATTCCTTTCCTATGTAAGCAGTCTTCTTGCTGGCGATCCCATTCACTTGGAATGCTTTTTTCAGGCAAAGAGAGTTTGTTATTTTTAACATGGATATCAAACTCGTCTATGAGCTTTTGGAACTTGTTTAGATCACAGGGAGTAGGTGATTTTGTATCTTGGTGTCCGCAATCTAAACATCTATATCGAATGTTTAAAATTTTACTCCCTGTTCTTGGTGTATCAACAGCTTTAAACTGAGCATCACAGTTTTGGCATTTATAAAATCCGTTTTTGGGCTTTCCATCAGGCTTTATGAATTTTGATTCATTGTTTAGTAGTGTGTTACATCCGCAATCAGGGCAGTCAACAGTGTACGCATGCTCAAACCACCTCACATGAGAATTTGAAGAGGAGCATTTGTCGCATCCCGTAGTATAAAAATCCTGATATTGAGATTTTGTATGCAAGACAATGTCATCTACTATTTCTGTCAATCTTGCAAAGTCAACATTAGATACTTGGTTTTTCTGTACGAATGAAGCAATAGGATTAACATCAGAAATGATTACTTTTCTGTTGGTTGTCAGGCCTTCGACTAAAGTTACTCCTCCTCCACCAAAGGGGTCAAAAATAACATCGTTGCTATCAGAATAATATTCTATTAACTCTCTAAAAACGTTATGTGGGCGCCTCGCAAAGTACTTATGCATCTTGTAAATCGGCGTGTGCCCTAACGATTTTACTGATTTTTTAAAATAACTATTTTTCATTAATTGTTTATCCACATTTTTTCACCATACGCACCACTATTGATAAACGGCGCTGTCCTATCAAGTAGTTCAGTCACGTTTTCATCTGCGCCAGGTTTGATGCGAATTATCTTGCCATTTAGTTCAAATAAGTCTTCAAATAGCTCCAAATGCCGGATTAAATACCGGTATTGATTGCCAACCGTCGTCCTATCAGTCCAAACATTATTAAATGAAAAGTCCAAGCCAAAATGTGAGTTAAGCTCGTTAAGAACATTTGGCTTGTTAGTCTCGTTTGTTAAATGAATGTTTGGGTAGTTTTCTTTTATCCAGCTTGCCCGCTCTACCGCACCATCTATGTCTGCATTACCCTTATCATCGAATCCAATTGAGTAGATGCTGTAAATAAATTGAATGAAGTTGATGTTTTTTACGTGATATAGAAAACTCATTGCGGTTCTATATGGGAACAGTGTTTTCCCGTCTTTTTCTTCCCCGAAAACTAACATTTGGTTTTTAAAAATGGTTTCGAAAACCAAGCTTCCATCTTTGAGTTGGTTGCCGATTGGAGTAAGGGTGTATTTGGCCTTTTCGATTTCTTTAATCAATCCTAGTCGTTGGCAATGTGATACGTTGTTATTGTTTATCTTAATTTCTTTTGTCGAGTAAACCTGTCCAAACGCCATCTTCTCGAGAGTAGGGGTAACCAGGCTGGCTTCACAGCTGTCGTACCTGTAGTCGATCATTGTTTTGAAAACTCTAGCGATGCTCCCTTTCCTTTCGCTTTTTCCGAGCTTACTGCCAATACCCGTTGTGCCTGTCGGGTCTTTATTTACATCCGCTATTTCCAGGGTTAGCAAGTCTTCAAATTTCTCGAAGTCTATAGACTCTGGAACAATTATTTTTAGCTTGGAGTTGCTTGTAGAGCTTGATGACCGTCCTCTGACTGCCGCAGAATTTATACCATCAATCCATTCTGCAAGAGAGTGGTCTTGATCTCTTAAGGCCTGAATCAGGTTAAAAAGCGCTTCAAAGCCCTGTCCAGAAATCAGTTCACTCGAATTGTCATCGATAAGGACGGGGATTACTATGTAGGAGATTTTTCCGCTTGTTCCATAAGGCTGCCTCAAAGCGCGCCCAACAGCTTGAACTATATCTATGAGAGATCCTTTGGGGTCAGCAAAAAAAACACCGTCAATTAAGGGGATATCAACGCCTTCAGTTAAGCATCTTACGTTGGATATTACGCCAATTTCGGAATCTTCGAATTGATGTATGATCTCTGATCTTTCTTGTGCGCTCATTGAGCCGTTGATATGGCTAATAAAAGTATTTACGCCAGGCAGCTCATCTTTAAGCTGGCTTTGTAAACTACTTGCTATTTGTTTAGATTCACTAATTTTAGAGTGGAAGGAAATGACTTTGTTTATGCCAAGATCCTTAATCGATTTTTTCAGTATTAGACGTTTGTATAGGTTTTGAGCCGCTACCTCTTTGTCTTCCGAACACATTTCATCGGAAACATATTTGTTGCTCTGGACGGCTTTTATTAGTTCAGAATTTGTAATTGCTGAAAAAACGATTCGATAATCAGAAATTATCTTTTTCTCTATAGCTTCGCCGAAAGTAAGCTTATGGAATACAGGGCCATACACCTTCTCGTCGCTCATAGTGAACGCGGCGATGCCCCGCTCGGCTGCGCTATTTTGAAGAGAAGGTCGCAAAAGCCTCTCAGTCGCTGTCAGAAATAGCTTCTTCTTACTGGGGATTAGTTTGTCATCTAAAGAAAGGCTAAACAAAGCATTTTCACCGACACCAGTAGTGCGGTGTGCCTCATCGTATATGGCTAGGTCAAATGAAAAGTCCGTCAAATCCTCTATTGCGCTACTAACGACGTTCGCTGATTGGTATGTGCTGAATAGAAATTTTAGATTTGCTCCGCTCGTGGATCTCAAGAATGATTTTATTCCATCACTATCTGTTGTAACGGGGATGTCAATTTCATCCAGTGATATAGTGTTATGATCGATAGTATCGTTTACAGTTTGATCACTACAAACACAAAGGTAGGAAAACGGTTCTGAGGATTCGTTTGCCCACTCTTCTAGAGTTTGCCGCACTAACTGAAGACTAGGCGCAAAGAATATAACTGTCTTTGACTCGAGATTTTCAGTTGCCCAAAGCGAAATTAGAGTTTTACCAATACCACAGGCAGCAATAACCTTACCTTTATTATTCTCTTTGAATCCATCAACTATGCTGGTCAAAATCTCCTGCTGATAATCTCTTGGCGTCTTTTGAGTTCTGATAATGTCAAAGGAACTATCGCTGAAGTAACCGTAGAGGTTTGCGAAAAAATCATCCTTCAGTCCTTCAAAATGATCTACTAGAAGTGACAGATGCCCTGATTTTTTACCTGCTACTGTTGGAAGTTTTGATGTGTTAGAAATGATAAGCCTGTAATCGGCATATTCTGCTTCAGCCCAGAATGTAGAAAGCTCTCTCGCAGTTAAAGTTGCTCTTTTAGAGCGAAACTTTGCTTGCCACGCAATGTATTTACCTTTGGTGGTAATATAAACGCCATCAACACCATTGTCTTTGGTTTCGAGCTTTAGTTGGTCCAATATCTTTTTAGGAAAAGGCTTCCCGTCAACTATGGGGCAATAGATTTCTTCAATGTCATATAGGTGTGAATTATAGTGCAGATAAAAGTATGCGAAGTATTCAAACAAATCGCCTTTTTCTTTGTTATCTGTAAGGTCTTCTAATTTGCTTTCAAGTTGAAACCAACTTTCTTGCTTAAGTAATTCAAAATTCATTTTCATTCTCTAGTTGGTTTAAGCTAAATGTATGTTCTCAACACCATAAATTGACTGGCTATTTTGCAACCATAGCTGGTGTTTATTTGGGTCAAGAGAATGGTCAGAAGTGATATCTATTGACCAATAGTTGAGAAAATAACCTACTAACGCGGCTCTAAGCTTTACAGTGAGCACTCCGTCAGTCATGGAGTATTCTTTTTCAATAGTTACTTGATGTTTAATACTTGGGTGGGCTGTCAATTCTAGATTTACTAGTCGTTGCCATTGCTCATCATGTAAATATGTTTCGTTCTTATCGATCTCTTCATCTTCGAGAATTTCGAATTCTGAGATTCGGTTTATCACAAAGTCTGAAAATCGTTCCTTCAGTCTATCGTAGGCTCTTACATGCCACCTCTTACCTGAATCAACTAGTGCAAAAGGAATGATTACTCGAGCAGTTTTGCCACTTGTAATCGAGTTGTAGATTAGGCCCGCTGCTTTATTTTGATAGATGGCTTGTGAAATTTTTGAAACTAGTTCCGTGTTTGGTTTTGAGATTCTCGAGGCTGTTTCAAAGCAAACAAAAGGTGTATCAGGAGAAAATGCACTTGAATTAGTTCCAAACGCAATTGACTCTATCGATTGCATAAAGGAATGGTCGAACAGAGGCTTAAATTCGCTAGATTTTCTATAAGCTTTTGCTTTGGTGTCATACCAAGCGTTATTGGGTGCCAGCTTTTTATATAGCGCGACATCTCTTGAGGCTGCAGCTTCTTTGATTTTAAATCTATGGATCAGAGAATTTCTATTTAACTCACCAAGGAAATAGAGCTGAAAGTCGATATGTCCAAGGCGTTCGACCTGGGCTTGTGTGTAATCTTCAAGCATGAATGAATATGCCTCGCACCATTATTATAAAAATGATTATATAGTCCGTATCATAATGATTACAATAGTTTTTTATCGCCCAACCAATTCACCCAACAAACCTTTTGATTAGTCCGATAATAAGTTGTTGATTTCAAAGGGTTCTCTGTTCTCTGGTCATGGACTTGGGGCTTGTGGAAGGGGGAGAGGCGTAGAGAGTATTCGGCAATTCAGAGAATATTCGCCTTGGATAGTCTGAGATTAAGAATGGTGCGAAGTCCGTAAACCCTTGCCACATATGGCCTGTAGCGCGGGGCGCAGGCATAAAAAAAGGTGAACTGAGATCAGTTCACCTTCTTCAATTGGTGGCAATTATCAATATGAAAAGTCGTTCGCGAGTTGCTCAGCCGGTGCCAAGATGAGAAGCCTCTTGAGCTATTTTAAGTGTCGCTGCGGGTCTTGGCGGCCGTGTAGTACGCGGATAATTTCTACCGTATCAGTAGTGACCCTGTAAAACAGGGTATGGCTTTCGATGGGTAGGCTTCTGGTGCCGGGTAGGAGTTCGGTGCGATCAACGCCCATAAGTGGTTGTTCAGTAAGGGACCAAAAGTGGTCTTTTAGATTTTCTAGGTAACTGTCGGATTGGGCCTGCCCCCATTGCCGAAGTCCGTACTGGTAGATGTCTTTAAGGTCGGCTTTGGCGGCCGGAGCTATCACGAGTTGATGTGCAGGCATGCGGCTTAAGCTTTAATGTCGTCGAACAGCGAATCTAGAGCAGATTTTGATTCGATGGCAATGCCTTCGCCTCTATCTAACTGATCAGTGCCCACTTTCAGTTGTTCGCGCAGGCGGGCCAACTTCACTTCGTGGATCCAGTCTTCGTGTGTGTCCATAAAGCGCAGTGCTTCGCGGATCACTTCGCTGGCATTGTTGTACAGGCCGCTTTCAACTTTGGCCTTAACTCGAGACTCTAGCTCGGCAGTCAGGGAAACATGCATGATGACCTCCAAGGGTAGACATTTATACAGATCATGCTAGGCTCAAATACAAAGATTGTCAATGTTTGTATTTGTATGTCTGAGTCGCTGCCCATTAAACGCTGTGCCATTTATTCTCGCTCGTCTGTAGAGAAGGATAGCCGTGATCCTTTCGACTCCGTCAGCGCTCAATTTATGGCTTGCGCAGAATTTATCGGTTCCCAAGTCGGCAAGGGCTGGCGGTTGGTCGATACGATTTATGAAGATAGAGGCTATTCCGGTAGCCATATGCGGCGAGCTGGTTTTCGGTCACTTCTAAACGATATCAAGCTTGGATTGATTGATGCGGTAGTTGTACATCGGCTGGACCGACTAACAAGGAGGTTGGCCGACTTTCAGCAAATCATGGCTGAGCTAAATGCGCATGATGTGTCTGTTGTTTCCGTAACTCAGCAGATTGATATGTCTCATCATGTTGGTCGCCTTGCGACGAATATCATTACCTCCTTTGCTGAGTTTGAGCGGGAGATGGTCGGTCAGCGAGTAAAAGAAAAGCGTGCTGCCACATTGGAGTCTGGCCGCTGGCAAGGTACTTCATGCCCATTAGGTTATGTGGTTAAAGATGATCGCCTAGTTGTCGATCAAGTCGAGTCAAAAATCGTGCAGGAGATTTTCACCCGATACGCCAACGAAGAATCTGTCACTGCGATTCTGAATGATTTGAATGCGCGAGGCGTGAAAACCAAGCGCTGGTGTACTCGAACAGGAAAGCTTAAAGGTGGTAAGGCTTTTAATCGAAATGCAATTTATACGCTGTTGAAGAATCGCGTCTATGTGGGCGAAGTTTTTTACAGTGATGCATGGCAAGAAGGCGCGCATGAGCCGATTATTGATCATGACTTGTGGAGCAAAGTTACTGCACTGTTAGATGCCCGCAGTCGTCGAGGCGAAAGCCGAGCTTCGTCCGATGAGGGCTCAATTTTCATGTTGAGGGGGCGAGTTTTCGGTGTTGATGGCCGAGCGATGTCGCCATGGTTATCGTCGGCTTATAAAGGTAGAAAATACGCCTACTATATTCCACAACGAGAAATAGCCGAGGGCGCTGGTGCTTCTGGTCTGCCTCGTTTGCAGGCGGCAAACTTGAATGATCAGGTCTGGTCGAGCCTGAGACAACTGCTATCAACGCCCGAACAGTTGCTCGACCATTTGCCAAGGCAGTTAACTGAAAGTCCTGATTTTGATATTTCTTTGGTTGTAAAACGATTAATGAATCTTGAGGGATTGTCGGAGGAATTATTTCCGCTTCACCAGAAGCGACTGGTCATGCAGTTAATTGATAAAGTTACGGTGCATGCCGACCGGCTCGACATTGATTTTAATCTCGAAGGTTTGATGGAGCTGATCCTAGAATTGCTGGCAGATCGCCCAGAATTAGTGAGGACTTATCGGCAGCTGTATTCGTCAGCGAGAAGTCACGGACTTTGATTTTCATATTATTTTTCATTCGCTGTTTCGGTAGGTTGTACCCACGCCTACCAATGCTACAAACAAACCTTTCTCTAAGTCCGTCGATAAGTTGTTGATTTTAAAGGTCTGCATTTTCTCTAGTCATGGACTTCGCCACTGAGCAAGCGGGAGAGGCACAGAGAGTATTTGGCTATTTAGAGAATATCGGCCTTGAAAAGTCCGTGATTAGAAATGGCGCGAAGTCCGTAAACCCTTGCCACATATAGCCTGTAGCGCGGGGCGCAGGCATAAAAAAAGGTGAACTGAGATCAGTTCACCTTCTTCAATTGGTGGAGCTGGGAGGAGTCGAACCCCCGTCCGCGAAGCCGCCGTCTAAAAATCTACATGCTTATTTGGTTTATTGATTTAACCTTAATGTTACCCAACCAGCAGGGATCACATTAGGCGAGT